TCTTTGTTCATGAGTAATTAGATATTGAATTTCATCTTCATAAGTATCAAACTTTCGTTGAGGATGTTTGAGAACAAGGCATTGAATGTCAAGTTGAGATAAGTGTCCTTGCCTCATCAACTCTTCAGTTTTTGTCACTTTATATGATGGACCAAAGAGTCCCTCAAGCACCCATTTATGGGTCTGTGTGCCGTCTAATGTGCCAGTAAAACCAAATCTATACTTTGCATGATGTAATTTAGTCATGATTTGTATCAATGACTTAGACTTGAACAAATGTGCTTCATCGCCTATAATTACACCATACTCTTCAAAGAAAGAACGTTCTAGTTTATATACAGATTGCCAAGTCGTAATTGTTACTGGAGCATCATTACTCTTTTCCCTACCAGAATAGATACGGTGACAGTATGAATCAGCATCCCAACCATAATCAAGAAAATCTTTATACATCTGTTCTACAAGAGATGTCGTTGGAACAACTAGAAGGATTTTTTCTCCTCTGTCAACGTAGTATCTTACGAGAGAATAGATCATCAACGATTTGCCAGAAGCAGTGGGAGATATCAATAGTTTTCTATTATGCTTTAGGGCACCGTATACTCCCTCAATCTGGTATTTCCTGGGAGTATGAGCACAAATGGAATTCATGTAATCCTTGACACCTTCCATGGATATATGTTCATTCTCCTCATATGGAGTGCCATAAAATTTATTATCTACAAATTGATAGCTATATCCATACTGCTCACAGAAATTGACAATCTTATCTAACAGACCAACATAGATCTGTTTAGACCGCATATCGTAGAGATGTATCTCTCCGTTCCAATTTCTACCACGATACTGTGGCATAAATTTTGCATTAGGAACCTCAAACTTAAAGTGATCTCTAAGTTCGTACTCAATATGAGGTTCCGTATTAATTTTTAAAAATACTTCGTTTGATTTTGAAATTACAAGATCTGTTGTATTCACGATGATCATTCATCTGTGAATATTTATCAATCCATATTGAACTTGTATTCAAGCACAACTCTATATAAAAAGTTTTTTAGGTATTGTAGTCTTTCCTGCTCTTGTGGGTGACCACCAGACCATTTGTCTACATGAACACAAACGGATTTATAGAGAAGATGTAAGTCCTCAGGACCAAACTGCAACTCTATGTAAGTTCCATTCGGATCAAAATCTTCACTTTCATAGATCCAATCTTCATCCATTATCCTAACCCCGCATTGAATCTCATGAACTCTATTGCGTTTTTAATTTGATAGGTGCGATTAGTAATTTGTTTCAATATGCTTTCAATGTAAACAAGCATGGTATCATAATAGTCTATCTTCAAAGAAACTGCAGAAAGTTTTTCATCTGCATCAAGATACTTTTGCATCGTATCTTTATCTCTAATTTTTTTGGGAAAAGGTTTGTCAATATAGACATCAGGATCTGCCTTTCCACTAAAATATTCGTATCTTTCGTGCCTTACGTTTTTTCTTTGCTGCTCTGCTTTCTTTCTCATTAGAAAGATGGTGTTGTACATTTCAAAGTACTTCGCATGGAGACCAGGAATATTTGTAGACTCTGTATGAAGATTATCCATATCAATCTTTGAGTCCTTTTCCCACATCTCTTGAAGTTTTTCAAGATCGATCATAAAGGATTATTTTCCAAATCTGTCAAGTTGTACATAGTATACTTGAAACTTACCTCTGCTGTAAAGTATTCGATGTCAGTATCCGTAGCATCGAATGCAATCGTAGACAAAGAATAAGGAAAAACGTCTTTGAATGTAACCTGAAATTTAGGAACTAGGTTATTACTTAGAATTTGAAGTGTTGCATCAGAATAGATGTTTAGACTTTCTCTGCCATATTGACCACCAATATCTCCAGGTCCAAATTTTTGGAGATTAGTAATATCTTTATCTGACTCCGGATATCCCAGTCCACGAATCCATTTTTGAATTTCCATGTAATTCTTCAAATCTTCATCCACAAGGAATCTAAGATTTAAATCACCAAACTGTACTTTATCACCAGGAACATCAATGTCCTTAAGATAGGTAGGTTGGGTTGCAATACCTAAATCTAAAGATGGAATATTTGCTTCATTGCAGAAAAAAGCAACTCCTGGACTTCTTCTTAAAATAAATCGAAACCCGGTTGGAGATAGAAAATTTCTATTTTCTATTTGCCTTGACGAAGTATCTGGCATATCACTCGCTTACAACAGTAGCACCAGTCCATCCACCATTTTTGCCATCAGTATTTACCATTAAGGCATTTGCATCTGACTCATTATCGTAGGTTGTTCTATCAGAATAATCATCAGTCCATCTTCTATTACCTGCATAATAAACAGTCACACTTGAATTAATCAAACTTGGTTTTTTAATATGGTAAGGCATTTCTCTGGGGAAATTTTTAAGTATTTAGCGTAAAAAAAGAGGGTCCCGAAGGACCCTCCTGATAACTCTTGTGAGTATGAATCACATGAGGTTCTTGACAGCAACTCTTCTGTAGTAACGGTTGCTGTTGACACGGAGTCTTCCGAGACCCTGAGTGACTCCTTCTGCAAATGGGTTGGAAACAAGACCATAACGAGTCTTGAAGCCAATCTTGGGTTGGAAGGAGTTCTCTCCAACGGCACGAACCATTTGGAGGGGAACATATGGGCAATAGAACAGACCTGCGTCGTAAGGTGAAGAACCTTTGTAACCGACAACATAATACTGGTTACCGGAGTTGGTAGCAGCATTAGCAGCAGACAGGTTTGCAGAATAAGGATCGATGTATACACGATACTTACCTTGCAGAACACCAGCGAAGGTGTTACCGGTGTCATCAACGGTCAGGTTTGCGTTGAGTGCAGGGGTGTAATCGAGAACACCAGCCATGGTCAGTGCAGAAGCAACGTCTGCAGAACACATGATGATGTTGCCCTTTCCTCTACGAGTTCTTTGTGCGATTGCGTTCGCATCTCTCTCGATTTGGAACAGAAGACCCTTGAACTTCTCAACACTCCAACGTCCGTTAGAGTCGATGTCGAGGTCGAACTCACCAGCAGTTGCGGTGTTGGAAACAGCACCTTGCTCAGCAACCTTATAGATGGTTCTGATGACTTCTCTGTTGATTTCCGCAAGGATTTCAGTAGAGAGAATGTTAGCAAGTTCTGCTTCTGCATTCAGACCGTGAATTGCCTTCAGGTCTTGTGCAAGCTCAAGGCTGTATTCTGCCTTCAGTGCTCTGGACTTCGCAGTAACGGTGACTTTCTCGATCGAGAATGCCATCTGGTTGAAGGCATCATTACCGGTGCCATCAAGAGATTCTGCATCACCGGTTGCCATGCCACCACCAACGTTATATGCGGTGGAAGTTGCAGAACCAACGGGGTTCAGAACGGAAGGATTGGTTCCTGCCTGGGAGTTGGTGCCGAGACCAGCATTTGCATCTGCAAATCCAGAAGTCAGATCGGATCCCTTGTCCTGACCAGAGAATGCGGAGTCAACTTCGTTGTAGAAAGTCTCGGTGCCACTCTGGTTAGTGTAGCGGGAACGCATTGCAAAGATCAGTCCGGTAGGACCAGACATTGGTTGAACACCTGCGAGGTCATATGCGACCAGGTTAGGCATTGAACGTCTGATCAGGGAGATCAGAACGGGATCGAAACCTGCGGTAGGACCAGATGCAGTTGCGGATCCAGTGAATCCATTAGTACCAGCAGAGTTCGTAGGTTGCTCAGCAAGCATACCACCTTCGTTGAAGGCAGACTGCTCACGGAGGAATTTCTCTTGGTTTTCGAGCAGGACAGCGGTTACGGCTCTACGATGAGAATCTTTGATTTCTTCGCATCCTTCAGCATTAAGAAGGGGTGCCCACTTTTCCTGCAACTGTTCGGATTGGAACATTTGCTTTTTACCTATAAAAGTTTAGTGTTTGTTAATGTTAAATTCAGTTTTGCTTGCCAAAAGAACCCAGGGTTCTGAGATAAGCAGTCATGGAATCAGAGTAGGACTCAGTTCCAGAATGATCTACTCCCTCAGAGAGGGTTTCAGATTTAGCAGAGGAAGACTGTGGCTTAGAGGAGAAATATGACTCCTTAAGTGTCTCCAGCTTTTCACGATATTCTGTTTCACTTTCAAACTCTACACTTTCGGAAAGTGAGGCGAGTTTCTCCTTCTGTGTCTGTGCAAGACCTTCGGATACTTGATCTAAGATTCCATCAGCAACTGACTCTGCGAGTCTCTTGTTGAGGGAGATATTTCTTTCGATCTGCTCGTTGAGTTTTGTCTCCATATCATCAAGTTTTTCTACCATGCTCTCAAGCACATCATATTTTTCTTCAGGGATTGATACATAATGTTCTTCAAAAAGACCCTTCATTCCTTCAAGGAATGATTCGGTCATTTCGGTCTTAAGACCAGCTTCAACTGCGAGTGCGTTCTCTTCAAACCACTCGTCAGCAACATACTCAAGATAAGAATCAACACGTTCTGCGAGTGATTCTTTTGCTGCTTCGATTTCCTCAGACAGCTTCTCTTGATACTGTGCTTCCAGACCTTCTTTGATTTCAGCAACCTTGGCATTGATTGCTGCTTCAAAGATGGTTTTTGCTTTTTCTTTAAATTCTTCGGAAAGTTCTTCACCACCGAGGAGAGCATTAACGTCTTCTTCAACGTTATACTCAACAGTTTCTTCTGCTTCAGCAACTACTTCATCAGTAGTAACTTCTTCCTCTTCGATGGTCTCTTCGGTAGAGAGTTCTTCTTCTTCCTTCATGCCTTTCATTGGATCTGCTGCTTTTGCTCCTTTGTTTACAACATCCTTTACTTGCTTAAGAGTACCACCAGGGGTCTTAAGTTTCGCAGAATCGTCGTCGGGCTTATAGTTCTCGGGGGTAGGACCACCAAGATCTTCTACACCTGCCAATTGAGTGCCAGGATCTGACATTTTTGGCATAGGATCAGCAGCTTTTGCTCCAGCATTTACAGCAGTTCTGGATTGCTTAGTGCCTGCTTCCATTTCCTGTAAATTTTTGTCACTAGACATTTGAACTCTCCGTTTTCCGTTATTTAAAACTATATTTATTTATAAATTAAGAAATTTTATCTATTTCAAAGATTATTGAGAAAATCATTAAAGAGACTTAACTTTTTCTCGTCAAGTTGCTTTTGAGTAACAAGAGTGTTAATCTCTTTATATGTTTTTTCTGCATACTTTTCACGAAGGATACCACCATCCCATACCCATTCCTTTCCTTCCATAATTCCTTCAACAAATGCATCGGGAGCAGAAGGATCAGCAACGATATCAGCAGCAGTTGCAAGCATAAAGTCATCACCAACAATGTTGACACCTTCACGGGTCATCTTCAGTGAACCAATACCTCTTGAAGAAACACCGAGTTTAACTCCTTCTTCAATCAGAGAAGATGCAATCTTACCCATTGGGGTATTCAAGATCTTTGCTTTACCAATAAAATTAGAACCAGATTCTTTCAGAGAAACAATTTTGTGGGAGACACGATCAAGGTTGACGGTTGGACCATCGGGATGACCGAGTTCACCAAGTGCTCTGCCTGACTGAACATGATTTTCGTTATATCTAGAAACTTCCTTACGGAGAGTTTCCATGGGATACATACGACCATTACGGTTTTTAATGTTTCCCTGAAGGAATACTCCTTCAATATACATTGATTTCTTGCCGTTCTTTTGTTCGACAAGAAATTCTACTGATTCGATTTCTTCTCTAATAAGTTTCATTATGCTGCTCCTGTAACTTGAACTTGTTGGACATAAAGTTTTCCTGATCCAGAATCAGTTCTCGCAGCGACCATTAACGAACCTCTTAATTCTGCATATGCTGGATTAAATGCATCACTCACTGATGATGAATTATGATCTACAGTAATTCTTGTACTGAAATATCCACTAACTCCAGCACTAGTATCAACAGATGATACAATTTTATGCTCAAAATCAAAATCTGATTGACCAGTTACTGTGAGGGTGACTGCATCACCTACAGCAAATGGAGATCCGGTTCCTTCCGGAAAATCAATTGTTGTTGCAGTTCCAACAATAACATTTACTACTCTTTGAGATGCTGGTCTCCCTATTGAAAGAATTGCTTCCCCTCCACTTGGAATATAATAATCAGTAGTGGTTCCAGTAGGTAAAGTACCAATTGCAACATGATGTCCTTGTGAGACAGAAACAAATCTTAGAGAATCACTTTTATGTGCAATAGCACCACTTCTAGCAGAGGTTCCACTAGTTGTTAAGGTAGTAACAGTACCTATACCTTGATGGACAGCCATTATAGTCTAATGTTCATTTAGTAGTTATTTATAATTACTCTTGCTCAGAAGTATCTTCGTCTTCTACTTCAACAGTATCTTGTCCAGTAAAAACAGAATTTGCTACCATTGGACGAAATGTGTCAACTCTTTCCGATGACTTTGCAAAAAGTAAATCTTTGATTTTGTCACTGATTTGGGAAGGTGATTCATCAGCTACAATCATATCTAAAAGTTCTTCCATTAAATTTTAAAGTAAACGGTGAAATTATTTATATTTCCCCACCCTTGGGAAGTTCTGGTGCCTCTGTTGCAGATCCGTCTGCTTCGGGTTCCATTTGAGGTTTTCCGAGATCCATACTTGCTGCACTATCTAAAGGCATACCAGTTTCTGGATCTACTGTTGCGGGATCTGGAATTACACCATCTTTGATTTCCTTTTCAATCAATTTATCCTGCTCAATAATCTCCATATCTGTTTGACGCAAAATCTTACGACGAACATAATCTTGAGAGTAGTACTTACCAATGTAAGGTTGTGCAGTTTGAGCAAGAGTCAACCTTTCATTCAAAAGTTCTGCTTCCTTGAGTTCAGAGAAATGATTATCATAGAGGAAGTCGTATTGAATATGCTCACTCATTACTTCCCAATCTTCAGGAGTAATAATGTTCTTAAGAATAAGTTGAGTCTTTAACATATCATTGAACATGTTAGAGAATCTCTTTCTCAAACGACCAACAAACTTGGTAAACTTAAGTTCATCTCTCAGAATCTCAGAAGATCTCCCCAAGTTAAACCCACCTTCTCCATCCATTCTTGATGGGGGAACATTAAGCGAACGGTAGAGTTTCTTCTTAAAGTACTCAATATCAGTGATTTCTCCAAGGTTTTGTCCACCTGGGAGTGTTGAAATTTCTGTTCCTCGTCCACCTTCCCTCCTGGGCAGCCAGAAATCTTCTAGCATTGCCATGTATTTTTTATCGTCACGGATTTCACCCGTGTTTGCATCATAAACAAGTTTGTTACGATAACGCATCATAACATCACGCAGATATTGTTCTGCTTTGAC